TGAAAGAGACACAGGTTCATGGTTGAATTTACCTTATCATGGTGAAACCCGGTACGCGTATCTCGATAATGGTGAGGGAGCTACTCTCGAAGAATTCTTTGAACTATATGATAAATATGTTTGTGATGATATTAGTAAAATAACAATACAGGTTAAACAAGAAGTCATACCTGAAGGACCACCATGTTTACAAATATTAACAACTCAAGGATACCCAGAAGGTACACGCAATAATGGATTATTTAACATAGGAATTTTTTATAGAAAATCTAATCCCGATAATTGGGAGGCTTTGATGGAAAAATATAACATGGATTATATGGACCCACCTTTAGATGCAGGAGAAATTATTACATTACAAAAACAAGTAAGGTCAAATAAAACAGATGGTTCTCCTAAGTATTCTTATCGCTGTAATGATCAACCAATTTCTTCTGTGTGTCAAAAAGCTTTATGTAAACTTAGAAAACATGGCATAGGTCAATCTGATTTTGATCATCCAGAGTATAGTGACTTGTCTGTTTTAGGTGATGAGTTGTGGTTTTTAAATGTAGGAGATAGAAGAATAGAAATAGATGATATTGATGTTTTATATAGTCATCGATTGATTAGAAAAACTGTTGGTAAACAATTATTAAAATTTGTTCCTTCAATGAAAGATAAAGATTGGGATGAAATTCTTTCTATACTGTTTGAAAAAATTAGACAAGAAGAGGCTCCTTCAGATGCTTCAAAAGTTGGAGAGTTTAATGATTATTTAAAAGAATTTTGTACAGGTAGAGGAGAGGCTTATTCTATAGATGAGTTAGACATGCAAAAAGCATTTACAGATAATGAAAAAACAAAAGAGTTTACAATCAACGAAGAAAAAATTGAAGCTAATCCAACTTATTTTAGATTAGTAGATTTATCTAAATGGTTGGAAAATAGCAAGAATTTTAAAGTAAAAAGAATTTGGGTTGTTCAAAGATTAAAAGATCTAGGCGGGTTGAATATTACAGTTTCTGTTAGAAAAATACAAACAAGAGTATGGATGTTACCTGCTTTTGAAAAATCTACAGAAGAAATCGATCTTCCTTCAGTACTTACTGACAAAGAGGTATCTAAAGAAGATCAAGTATTGGGAGGTAAGAATGAAGAAGAGGAAATTCCGTTTTGATAAAAATTATTTTAGGACCACCTGGAACAGGAAAAACAACGACATTACTAAATATTTGTCAGCAAAAAAAAGAAAGTGGGATAGCTTGGGACAAGATAGGTTTTTTCTCTTTTTCCAAAAAAGCTGCTTACGAAGCCAGAGACAGAGCCAGAGAAAAGTTTCAAGCTAGTAAAGATGATTTAGTTCATTTTCGTACATTACATAGTTTTGCTTTAAGTCATCTTCCACAAGATGAAAGTAAGTTAATGAAATCAAAACATTGGAAAGAACTTTCTCAAACAATTGGTTTTAATTTAGTTTTTGATAACAATGATCAATCTATTTATACAAACACAAATTATCATTATGCTAATTTAATAAATTTATCTCGTTTAAAAGATATCTCTCTTAAAAAAGCATTTGACTTTTATAATGATGAACAATCGATAAGGTGGGAAAGATTAGACTATATTGATAGAGCTATAAAAGAATATAAAAAAAAGAATGACGTTTTTGATTTTACTGACATGATAGTTGATTACACAAATGACACATTTTCAACACACTTTGATGTACTGTTTATTGATGAAGCACAAGACATGCCTCGCATTCAATATAACATGGTTGATAAACTTATTAAAACAAGCAAAGAAGTTTACATTGCCGGGGATGATGATCAAGCTATTTTTAGGTGGTCTGGTGCAGATGTTGATAAATTTATTAATTTAAAAGGAGATGTCACTGTTTTAAATAAATCTTATAGGTGTCCAAAAAGAATTTACAGATTAGCAAATTTTATTATTAGTCACATAAGAAAAAGACGACCTAAAGTTTGGGAACCTAAAGAAGAAGAAGGTAAAATTTATAGGGTTGCAGCTCTTAAACACATTGACATATCCAAAGGTAATTGGCTTATTTTAGGAAGAACAAAAAAAATTAGAAATGAAATTATAGAAGATACACTTAAAGATTTAGGTTATTGGTATGGAAGGGGGGAACATAGACCCGTATCACGAACCATAGTTGATGCTATAGATATTTGGGAAAAACTACAACAAGGTGAATTAGTAAGTTTAAAAGAAGCATCAACACTATACTCAAAAATTAAATCTGAAAAAAAGAAAAATGGTATTGGTATAAAAAGAGGAGGAAAAAATTTTAAAAATTTAAATGAAGACACTATGTTAAGTCTTGATGACCTTAAAAAAAATCATGGATTATTATCTGATGGTAATTGGTATGATGTTTTAAATAATATAGATGCTTATGAGATTGTTTATTTAAGAAGATTAAAAGATCTTGGAGAAGATTTTAGTAAAGAACCAAGAATAAGAGTATCAACAATTCATCAAGCTAAAGGTGGAGAATGCGATAATGTAGTTGTTCTTTTAGATTTAGGTAAATTAGTTTATAAGTCTTATATAAAAAATCCCGATGATGAACACCGGGTGTTTTATGTAGCTGTTACAAGAGCAAAACAAAATTTGTATATTGTCGAGGCTCAGAAACAAGAAGGTTATAGAATGTATGGTGATGAAAGATGATATCTAAAGAAATATTAAAAGAAGCATCAGATCTTATAGGCGGAGAAAGGAATAAAGATTATGGAGATAAGCTTAAAAATCATCAGCGCATAGCTGATTTATGGTCTATTTTTTTAGAAACAAAAATAGAACCAGAGCAAGTTGCTATCATGATGGGTTTAGTAAAAATAGCTAGAATTATGCATTCTTCTAAAAAAGATAGCTTTGTTGATTTAGCTGCATATGCAAGCATAGCTGGTGAAATAGTTCAACGGAAGGGTAAAAATGACTAATGTTACAGAAACAAATTTTTTTCAACCAAAACCAGAATGGATTCCTCCACATGAATTACCTGACATTTTTGATGCAAAAGTTATTGCTTTTGATTTAGAGACTTACGATCCAGAATTAAAAAACAGTGGACCAGGTTGGACAACAAAACAAGGACACATAATAGGTATTGCTGTGGCTGTAGATGGGTGGAAAGGTTATTATCCTATAAGACACGAAAACGGTTTTAATTGGGATAGAAGAAGAGTCATTAACTGGTTTACAAAATTAATGAAAACAGATTCTATAAAAGTAGCTCACAATGCTCTTTATGATTTAGGTTGGCTTCATGCAGAAGGTATTGAGGTTAATGGGCCAATAGTTGACACAATGATAATGGCTCCCATAATTAATGAAAATAAATTTTCTTATGCTTTAAATGCTGTAGGAAAAGATATGTTGAATGAATGGAAAGATGAAAACATATTAAAGCAAGCTGCTACTGAGTTTGGTGTAAATCCAAAAAGTGAAATGTATAAATTACCAGCTATTTTTGTTGGCTCATATGCTGAACAAGATGCTGATTTAACATTAAGATTATATCATCACATGATGCCTATAATTGAAAAAGAAAGTCTTAAAGATGTTTACCATTTGGAAATGAGTTTACTGCCCATAATATTTAATATGATTAAAAAAGGAGTAAGAGTTGATGTTCAAAAAGCACAAAGTTATAAAAAAAGTTTTAAGAATACAGAAAAGAAGATATTGGATAGTGTATTGGCAGACACGGGTATTGCAGTTGATGTTTGGGCTGCAGCAAGTGTGGCGAAAGTTTTTGATAAACTCAAAATAAAATATCCAAGAACAGAGAAAACTAATGCACCTAGTTTTACAAAAGATTTTTTACTTAATCATTCTCACCCAATTGCCAAAAAAATACAGAGTGCTAGAGAATATAATAAAGTTCAATCAACATTTTTAGATACAATTTTAAAACATGGTAAGACAGGAAGAGTTCACGCAAGTATTCATCAAATGCGTGATGGAGAATCAGGTACTTTAACAGGTCGTTTAAGTTATTCTAATCCAAATTTACAACAATTACCTTCTCGTAATAAAGAAATTAAAAAACAAATAAGAGGTTTATTTTTACCAGAAGAA